CATTAAAAACTTCAGCATTAATTTCTTGTGCTTTTTTTGACAATTGATCTTTAAGTTTTATTAATGAGTCTGCTTCGGCACGCAGTGCGCGGGCCAATTCAACTTGTTCTTCTGTTTTACCAATTAATGTGGTTTCAAATTGCAAATTACTAACAAGTGTGTCATTGTTGCGTTGTGATTCTTCACCTAGTTGCATATAAGAAACACGAATTTTAGATAATGCTTGTTGTAAATCGGTTGATATTTTTATTTGCGCTAGCGCATCCCTTTCCATGCCTTCTTGTCCGCGCTTGATTGCTGCTGCTTTTTCGTCTAGGTATTGTTGCTGGCGTTTGGCCTCTTCTTCTGCATTACTTCCACCTTTAGGACCTTCTTCGTCCTTACCAAAGCCTAACCATTCTCGCATAGCACCAATGGCACCACCAATTGCTGCGCTTAAACTTAACCAATGTTTTGCTAAAAATGCGGTATTAATACCCATGGCATTTAATACTACAATAACTTTAGAACCTAACCCACCGCTCAATTCTTGAAGGGTAAGAAGTAAATTGCTTCTAGTCAATGGATTAGATAATGCTCTAAATAATCCTATTATTCCACCTGTTATTTCAGTTATGGCTCCGTATGCGGCAACTGCTGCTGTACCTAATACATACAATCCTTTACCTATTAAAGTTAATCCTGCGACTAAAATAGCCCATTTTGCTGCTTCTGCCATTATATCAAAAAATCTACCAAGTGCATCAGTACTAACTTTTACACTATTAATAAAATCTGTAATAGGTTTAATTGCTTTAAGTAATTCTAATTGTAATGTTCTAATGGCAGCAGCAATATTATCATTAGCATCAGCACCACTCTTAATAGCAGAACTATATCTTGCGGCTTTAGCACTGGCTTCATCAAAGTCAGCAGCAACCTTCTTAAAGTTAATTAATTTTGCTTCTTTACCCAACAACTCAGTAGCAACTCTGGCTCTTTTTGCCACATCTTCTATGCCAGACAGTCCTTTGATTGCTTGCTCAAATATTTGGCTACTTGTTTTTGTTCTTAAGTCATCTAAACTAACACCAACTTGGTTAAATGCGTCACGCCCACTGCCTGCTGTATTTGCTGCCTCATCAATACTGGCAACTAGTTTTGCCATGGCCTTTTGAGCCCCTTCAGCAGTTCCACCATTGGCTTGAACTGCTGCACTAAAGCCTAATATTTTTTGTATTGATATTTCAGTAGCATCACTTAAGTCGGCAATTGAATCAGCAAATTTAATAGTACTAGAAATCATTGATCCAAATGCAATAGAACCAAGTGCTGTGCCTAATGCATTAAAACTACCTTTTAATTTAGATATCTGTGACTCTACTTTATTGAGGGTGGTGAGGGCAGGTGCACCATTTATGTCCATCGTATAAGTTAAATCTGCCATCTTACTTTCCTTTTAATATTTGTTTAACACGCTTTTTGACGAATGCTTCTGTAGGTGTTGTCATACCTGCAGGGCTTTGTTGACTGTAGCCTTCATCTAATCGTTTAGCATAAGGGTAATTAGCCTCAATAACATTACCTTTTAATTTGGTACTGCGTCTTGCACGACCACTTCGTTCTGGCGTTTCTTTTACAAATTCTTTGTAGGCTTCTTGCGGAAGCAATTTAAGTTTTGCTTTAATGCTTTTTATACTACTTGTTATCTTATCATTAACTGTATATGTTATAGACATTATTCACCCTTTGCCTTATTCAATATGTTTTGTAATTCATCTGTTGTATAATCTGGCATGGGCTCTCGTCCATTGTTCATTGCTTTTTTGTGATGATAACTTTCAAATGTCATTGCTGCGTCCATTATATACAAATCAAATGTATTACTTCTTTCTAATACTTCACTTGGTAGCATTCCATAACGCTTACCAAGTCCATCTACAGTCAGTATTAAAGCCATCTTTTCACTTTTAGGGTCAATACTGTCCTGCGTTACTTTCCCAATATTTCGGTCACCTTACCAATTGCCTTCATCAATACATTAGTTGGAAGCATAGCATCGTCCTTAAGAATCTCTTTACCGTTTTCATCTAGTATCAATGTGCGAACAACGCTAATGATTTCTGATGTATCTTTGTTAGATGCACCGGCTAGTTTCATAAACACATCCATTGGTTGTCTGTCCCATGTGTGAAAGGTAATGGCTTCACCAAACTCTTTGATGATTTCTTCATCAACTAGTTCAATAAGAATCAATTGGGGTTTTGCTGTAAGTTGCGAGAGTTTCATTTGTTTATTTCCTTTAAGTTGTTTAATCTATTTATTCTTTTTCGCTTAGGTTGTCAATCAATTGATTTAGTAACGCTATACGAAATGCCTGTTTGGCTTTCATTTGCCTAATCGTTGCTTGCATGTTATCAAGCATAGGCATCATCTTTGCTTCATCACTCAATAATGAACGCAGTTTTTCTTCATCCGTCTTAAGGTATGATTGATCCATGATTTGTTTCTTTCTGTAAATTGTTAAAAAAGGGATACCTTTTGAGTATCCCTCTTGTTGCGTACACTCTGTGATTACACTTGGCTTACGGTGAAAGCACCATCAACTGCAATAGTTAATGGGGTCACCCAGACCGGTGCATCAGGACTTGTAGTTGGAGCAAGACTTGTTATAAAGCCTGATCCACTATAGAAGTATGCGTTAGCAGCAGTACCATTCCAATAGATTTCAAAATCTAAATTGTTTTTGTTTGTTGATAAACTTGCGATACCTAAGAATGGTGCAGTGTTTGCTGTTGCAGCACTGTTACCAAAGTATGCCAAATTATCAACTACAACATTTGTACTTGCTTCATTATCAGCAGGTGTACTTAGTTTACGCATATCAACATCTGAAAATGTTGTGTATGAATAAACACCAGTACTGTTGGTGATAGTCAAGTCTTGTACGAATGGTACGGTAATTGCTACTGATGAATTAGCAAGGTTAGCCCCTGTTAATCCAATGATGATAACTGGTTGTGTTCCAGTTGTATTTGTCGTGATTCTTGCCATGATTGTCTCCTTGTATTGTTGGCTATGTATTAAATTCTAGTCTTAAAACTCTGAATGTCCAGTCGTGCCGTTCTGCCTGCGTTGGTCCATATGTTCTTACTTGAGTGAAATCTCTTTCAAAATATCCATCAAATAATTGTTCACCATCGTCTTTTAGTGCGGTTACTAGGTTAGCAATAATCGCATTTACTGGTTGATTATATGGGTCCTCTTGGAATGAAATATAAGTCACGCTAAATGTATCATAAGCATGATATATACTTCCACCATATTGAACACCAAGTTGGTGAGGATTTCTATCGTCCTGGTGAACATCACTTACATATACTCCATACCTTACCTTTTCAGATGCACTTGGAAAATCTTCAAATACAGGAATGTTCCATGTATTAAGAATATCTCTCCTAAGCACCGCAATGATTTGATCTTGCGTTGTATAAGGTTGATTGAGTACTGTATATGATATTGCTTGTGCCATTAGAAATATCTCCGGTCACCATTGAAAAAATCAACATCTGCTGTCCAATTTTCTTCAAGTTTAGTTGTCGGCCCATTTGGTGAATCCTGATATAAATCATAGAAGTTCATCAATTGTAACGCCTTAGTCCACTCATTCTCACAACGCTTAACAGCAAAATCATAGTTTTGCATATCCACTTCGTTCATGTTAGACACATCCGTAACTAATGATTCATAGAAAACTTGAATCGCTCCGAATGTATCTAACCGAATTAATGTTTGGTCGTTTTTAATAAGTAGGCTAGGATTAAAACTTGAAATCAATTGTCCATTAGGCAAATTGGCATAATAGTAAGCACCAAGCACTGTATCACAATACTTTTGCCACCAACCGAATTCTAATTTGTAAAGCCATTCTTGCGAACCGACTTTGAAATAAGGCTCCCAATCAACATTAAGAGCCGATGCTCTACGCTCCGCTGCCGGATCGTAAAACTGTATGTCTCTTACTGTTGCGTTTGAGATTCTTTGATAGGGTACTGACATATTATTTTTCCTAGACAACGAGAGAGTGTTGCCACTCTCTCTTATTCAATTTTAAGATTCTTGAAGAATGTTAATAGCACCACCTCTACGAAGGTCACCAACGCCAGAACCGAAGTATCCAACACCAGTCAACCAGATTTGTAGACCACCAGGTACTTCACCAGTCTTGATCTGTAGTCCTTCTTTCATAACAGTAAACAAAGCACTGTCACCAAAGTAAGCACCAACCAATACTGGAAGACTTGCTTGACCTACAACTGTACGACTTGCTGATTGCAAGAATGTAGTGAACATAACCATACAGCCATAAACACTTTCAATCTTACCAGTAGATAACAATTCGTTACCCAATGCTGATAGGTTACTACCACCAGATTGAGAAACAGCACCACCGGTCAATTCAGCCAATAGACGATTCAATGAAGAACCAACTTGTCCACCAGTGTAAGCACCTTCAACTTGAGCATCACCATTACTGTCAAGAACAATAACAGGAGTTCCAGGCATACGAGCAACTTTGAAATTCTGCTTGACTAAACGAATCAAGTCAAGAATACTGTTACATGTGAAACCAGGTGTCCATGTACCACTAGTGTTTGTAGCACCGATAACTTCCATTGCACCTAATTGTAACACACGGTCAAAACCGTCTGCACTTGTTGCGTAGTAAGTATTAGCAGGAGATACTTTGAATCCTTCAAATGCTTCTGTAACACGCTGATCAACTTTTTCAGCAAAAGACTCACCAAGTTCAGCACCTAGCGTTGCTGCTAGTGTGAAAGAAGTAGTCCAGCCGTAGAAGATATCAAACGCTGTTTGTGCAACTGCTGGAGTTGCTGTGATTGTGCCTTGACCCAATGATGGGTTTTGTACAACCGCATTACCTGTACCATATGTACCACCAGTGCCGTTAGCATTGTAGTCTTGATATGTGATAGGAGCGAAGTTAGGTACTAAGAATGTTTGACCTTGTGTAGGTGTAACAACATTAGTAAAGTTAACTAAACCATTTGATTCGTGCATAGCACGGAGTGCGAAGTTGGAGATAGCAGTGGTAAAACCATCACCTTCATTATTTGGACCGCCGAGAACATAAGCCATAATATTTTTCCTTTATATATAAGTTGGCAATCAGAGTACTTTACGACTCGCACTTGATACTGTCGCTGTAACGCCTAGTCCTTTGAGTCCCATACCTTTACCTAGTCCGTTTTTGTTGGCCCATGCGTTAAACGCTGCTGGGTCACGGCTATAGTCGGGTACTGCCTCATCACTTGCGCCAGTGAAACTACCTTGTCCGGGTCTTAAACCAGATCCAGAATTTAGATTACTCTGTTTGAGTAGTTTAGGATTACCCTGCGCTACTTCATTTACTAAACCCTGAATTGAAAGCGGATTACCATCTTGACCATATCGTTCACGACCTTTACTATCTGTGATTTGATAAGTTCCATCATTATTCCATTGAATATTTGACTTTACTTTGTTCAAAGCATAATCTAGCAAGTCGCTATCAAACTTCTCACCCATGGCTCGCTGGATATCGCCATCTAGTTCTTTTTCTCTAAGAGCCTGGTCTTTACGAGCCAAGTCTTGTTGAAGTTTACTAAATTGCTCCTGTAAGTCATTTGCTGTGACACGATTAGAACGATTCTGATTCTGTTGGTTATCTACTGGCTGTGCGTTGCCATCGGATTTTGTTTGAACACTAGTTCTTGCCATGAAGGCTAACGCCTCTTCAACACTACCAAATTGACTGCCCGAAGCATTGCTTAGTGCATTCAATATAGATTGTGTAGTGCTTTTGCGAATAGCACCTGGGTCAATCTTTTGCTCATTGCCACCTTCTGCTTGTGAGAGCGACTGGTTTGCGTTTGTCTGGCTATCGTTGCCAACGAATGTATTTTGATCCATGTTAAATTTTTTCTTGCTGTAACGGAGCAACCGAGTTTGTAATGTATTTATTCATGTCAATCAAATTTGTGTTTTATCTTCCAATACTCATTGTGTTCAATATGACTGGTGCAACTTGTGCAGCATAATAAGTCATACCTACATTAGTTACTGGGGTGCCGGCACCACCTAGTAAACTGGTGTTGTCTGGTTGTCCCACGCTGTTATCATATTCTGCTT